AATGAATACATTATCTATATTCATAATTTTTAAACCTCCTAGATCTAATCCCTTAAGGATTGTACCTTTACCAGCACCAGGAGCACCGGCTAATATGATAGCTTTTGGTTTACCTTCCACTTCATTTAATAATTGTACTAACGATATCATAAACGCGCATTTACAATAAATATACGAAAGATTCCCTTAATCTCCAAGTATTCGGCGCGCAGATGTTCTAAATTTAGTAAATGCTGGTTTGTGGGTTGGGTTTTCTAAATCAAATAATTTTTTAACTGTCATAAAGATGTCAAGATTTTCCTCTTGGCTACGAGATGATTCGTACATCTCCCATCCTTTACCTTGAATCTTACCAGTTGCTCCTTTACGCTTGTTAGATTTTAACCACAAAACACCATAACGATCTGGAGTATGTCCAAAACATTCCTCGTAACACTTGCCATAAACCGCAGTTTGAAGGTCGTATGTTGTTTGGAGGTGGTTAGATGTTTTAAAATCGATAATCCAAAGTTCACCATCAATTTTACAAACCATATCACAAGTACCTGCTACTTTAAGCTCATCTGAGAATAAGTGTACTTCGGTCTCGATTAATTCAGGTTTATATTCTTCCCAAAAATCAACAAATCTAAGGAACATCTGCCAAACCAATGTATCGTATTGTGGATATCCTTTAGGTGATAAGAAGTTTAACTCTTTACCATTTAGATAATCCTCGATCATCTCATGTGTTTCTGTACCTTGATCAGCTGCTTTACGTACGATGTGCTCCGAGGCATATCCTACTTTTTTCAACCAGTCTTCAAAGTATTTACCTTTTGGGTAAGTACCTAGAACATAAGTGATAGATGGGTAATAGTCGCCATTACGCTGATAGTAACGTGAATCAGGCATTGTAATTTGTTTAGCATCAGATGATACTTCCAAAATACGCTTGTAAGAATTCTTTAGGACTTTCTTACTCATACAAATTGTAATTTTTTAGCCATTAAATCGTATTGATCTAGTGGGGTTGTTTTTTGGATAAGATTAGTAATAGCTTTGAATCCCATTTCCGATGGGTCTTTATCTTCTAAATCTACTAAATATACTTCCTTACCTTCATCCATTAACTGTTCACAAAACTTAACGGCATCCTGTTGCGCGTCCTTATCTAAAGCTATATATATTTTTTGTACCTGTGAGGTAACAATCTTTTTCATTAATTCTCTCTGGATATGCTTACCTAATAATGGTATAGCATTTCGTTTTACTGCCAAAGCATCAAACATACCTTCAACCAAAATCAAAGGTGATGACCAATTTATAAACAGTTCAAATGGAACTGTGTCTTTACTCATTGGTGGGTTTTTATATTTGACAGGGCTGTGTTCATTGAAATTACGAGCCACAAAATAATTTAGGGAACCTTCGTGGGAATACGACGGTATTATAATCATCTTATCATAGACACCGCCATCGCAATAACCAATATTGTAGCGCAATATATCCGCTTTAGTTACGTTACGACGTTTTAGATAAGCTAATGCTTGTCTACCAGTCATATCACCTTTAGATATATCTGTAAATGCTTTAAACTCTTTTGGTAGGTGGATTGCCTCTACTTTTTTAGTATTACTTCTGTAATCTTTGTAAGAGACGTGTTTTTTAATTTCAGCTATTTTTTCAGCTGGGGCTTTAGCTTGTTTTAGTAAGGTAACTAGATTTGTACCTTTTTTATTACATACCCAACAATGCCAAGGATTCTTTTGACCATCAGTAAAATTAACCTCTAATTTAGGTTTAGAGTGATGGCAAAACGGACAGTGGTACGCTTGATTACCTCTAGCTGTAGCTTTACCCGCTCCTAGAACGGAGTTAACTATGTTTACTAATAAATGATTTACCATATAAGGGTGAATATACAACCCTATTCTTGGAAATCAAAGTCTTTTGTGTAAAACTTACCTAAAATATTATCGTTGAAGAACTCTTCGGGTTTTTCTAACACTTGATATACGAATAACGCTTTTGTCTCTTCGTAAGTTAATAACTTTTTATTAGGAGCCAAAGCTAAAATTTCACGTTTGAAGTTTTCTCTAGGTTCAGTCTTTAATAGTTCTAAAAGATATTTATTTGAACCCCAATATTCTTTCCAATCAGATTCTTTAGTTATCTTTTTAAATGAGGGTTTACGTCCTTTAGTACCTTCATATAATGCTAAATCTTTTTTAGTTAATTTAGCTTTACGAGTAAATTGTAGGACTTTTTTACCTATATAAGCCTTATCACTTGGGGTATGGACTATTCTATAAGTAAAACCGAAAGTTGAGGTAGGGAAATCCTCTATTGAGGACATTTCCTCGCCTTTGTATAACCAATTCATAATTTTATCTATCTATATTAATGTAGAATGTCGTATCTGTTGTACGAGATAATGGGTAGGGTTGTGATAATTTTCCTACCGCTAATAACTCTTGAGCCTCATTATATAATCCTACTGTAGTAACATAAGGTTGAAAGAAACTACCTGTTGTAAAATCGTATACTGAACCATCTGTTGAGCCTGAAATAATAGATGGGTTTTGTGAGAAATTATATTCGAACTCGCTTATTGTTGCTTTGTATTGAGTCTCAAATATTTTTAATGAACTAGAGAATGAACAAGTTACATTTGTAGCACTAACTAAGTTAGCCATTGTAAAATCTTGGTTAGTAATAACTGCCATCCCATGAGGATAAATAATGTTACCTACTACTGTACTACCTGAGATGAGATTACCTTCACCATCATCAGTAAAAGTAACATTATTAGTATTATCTTCCCAAATAAATGAGTTAGGTTGAATATAATCCCCAAATAGGCGTGATGGAATTGAAAATGCAGCAATTTTATTTCCAGAGCCTGTAGGGATAAATCTAGATTGGGTTAAAGTAGATTGGAGATAATTTTCATATCTACCTACAGAGTTAGAGGGACCTCTAAGTACATTACCTTCAGGTGTTTCTCCTGGAAGTAATGATGCTGAGACTGGTTCTGAGCCGTAACTAGAGGTTGTAAAGTTAGAATAATATAATTCTTTAATAGAACTATATATTAATACTTTATACTGGGCATTATTGTTACCAGTTTTAGAAAAGTTGTTTATAAGAGTATTATTTACTCCTTCAAAACGATCTATATTTACATCGCTATCTGTAAATTCAGATGAAGGAAAAGTAAACCCTTTGTTAACCTCAAATGGGGTAACAATTACATCAGATGATAAAAATTGTTTGTAGGCTGCCATTCATTTTAGAAGTCTAGCTTAACTCTAATAAGAGCTTCTTTTGTAAAATCTTTCTCTAATGGAGTGGATAATTTAGCTACTGCTAACAATTCACTAGCATTATTATATAAACCTACTGTTGTTACATAAGTTGTAGGATTATTAATAAATGAGCTGTATAATACTTCACCAGTTGAACCTGAGATAAATGATGGGTTTTCTGAGTAGTTAAATTCTGAACTTCTTGGTCTTACAAATATAAAATCGGAAGTAATTGTTTCTTCTGAATTTGCTGTAAATGAAGCACCGTCTACAATTGCATCGTATAATCTACCAGCATTTTCACTATCAACATTATCTCCTCTAGTTGTACCTAATAAAATACCACCGTCTGCTACTGCCGCATCTAATGCTGATGGGTTTAGAATATAAGTAGCGATATCTGGTAAGAATAAACCGTATGAGCCTGAGGCTGAGTAGCCATTAATACCACCACCTGTTGAAGTAGTATCAAATACTGTACCTGCTGAACCCGATACTAATTGGTATACTCTACCAGCATCATTAAATTCTACTGTTGTTGCAACTTGAGAATTATCTGTAAGAGAAATTGTATTAGCACCTACAGTTAAATCTAGGGTTGTTGAACCCGGGAATAAACCTCCTTTATATCTATTTCTATCTACTGAGATTGCATAGAAGTTTGGAGCGGTTACACCACCAAAAGTAAATTCTGCTAATTCATCTCCTAGTACTAAAGTACGGTATTGACCATAAGTTGTAGAAGAAGGAGATTTCCCTGGTACTGCACTATCGTATTCTATAGAACCACTACCATCAACATCACCATAAGCAATTGCAAATTGGATATCTGTTAATGAAGCAGAATTAAATACATTAATGTAGTAATCACCATTAGAAGATGCTACTTGGGTAGATGAAGTAAAGAATGTAATAAGTTCAGGTGAGTTACCTGTCCATAAGCCAGCGGTAATACTATCAGCTGATACTACAAAATCGTCTTGTTCGAATGCTTTAAATGACATAATCTAGGTTTTAGGATACTTTAGTTACTGTTACTGGTACCTGGATTCTTGCTCCTGAGTCTCTACCTTCAATCACCAAAGTAGCTTGAAGTTGAGTATTTGAACCAAACAATGTATTTACAGTAGTTGCAGTTAAGTTAATAGTAGTACCTACTACAGTTTTAGATACATTAGTACCTAGTGTAGTAGTTGAAGCATTTAGAGCAGTTGCATCTGCTGTATTAATACCTACTCCCTCAAACGTATTAAATAATCTAACATCAGAAATTGTAGCAGTATAACCTGAGGTCTCAGATTGGTTACCACCTAGGTAATTTAATGTTTGAGGAGTAATTGCTAATGAAGCACCTTGTTTAATTACAATATTAGTGTAACCAACATCTAGGATAGGCATTTTAGCAGTACCACGAGGTAAAGTAGTTAACTTGTACTTCATGATTTGTGTCTCGTTCGGGAATGCTTCTAATAAAGGCATACCTTCGATTGCTTGACCGTAGTAAGCTGAGCCTGAGGGGTGAGTTGGGTTATACAATGTATAATCAATCTCATCATCTGCTAGTGCAAATTGAGTGATTACGAATGAACCGTCATTTTGAGCTAACAGTTGTCTACCTCTTGTTGTAAGGATAGCATCTACTGTTACTACTGAATTATTTAAATATCCCATTTTCTAATGTTGTTTATTATAAATATATGTTAGTTTTAATTTTACGCCAAATTATAGTTTAAATTAGCGAGTCCCTTCTTAATTGTTCTAAAATAGTGTCAATATTATCTTCAGCATTTCTAGATAAGTATTGTGGTTTTAAAATACCTGGTGAAGTGCCTCCAGCTGGTTTGTCTACCTCTAATATAATATTAGCAGGATTATCTATATATCTTCTAACTAAGAACCAGTCCATTTCAGTATTAGTAAGATTAACGTATCTATCTACTATAAAAGTAGGAGGAGTTGTTGATTCATCTACTTCTATAATTCTATAAGTTTGGGTTTCTGTACCTTGGAATCTGAATTCATCTCCTACTTGAAGTAAAAAATCATTTGTAATACCAAAGAACCCACTACCAGTTATATCTTCTTGTTTTTGACCGTATACAGGACCTAAAGCATTAGGTTGTATCCTTTCTGATCCTGGTTGGTTTAGGTTTCCCCCTTTTATCCAATAATTAGGAGTACCTGATAGCCCAGGTCCCACAGCACCAGTTCCTGGTGGAGGGGTTTGGAATACTTTAAAGAAGGAAGTGTTTTGAAGTACTGGGGTACCCCCTTGATCATAATCAACTGCTGTTGCTACTAATTTAATATCATCATTTGAATCTACATTACTATCAAAGTATGATAAAAATACACCATCGTAACTATCAAACCTTAATGTAACAGAATTTCCTACTAAAGTTGAATTTTTCTTAAATTGGAAAACAACTTCGGTATTAGCCCAAGTCCCAGTTGCAAATTGGGGTTGTAGATAGGCTTTAAATTCTAATGTAATCCCTAATTCATTAGGTTGGTCCCCAGCACCTGTAGATGTGTTTGAATATGTTGTATCTGAAGTAAAAGAACCTGAGTCTCCTAAATATTGTTCGTATCCAAATTCTACATCTGTGTTATCATTACTTAAAAGTTGGCTGGCATCTGAGAAGGCTCTTAATCTATAATCATCTATTGATGTATCTTCATTTTGATCACCTTGACCAAATGTTAGAGAACCTGTGTAACCACCAGGACTAACATTTGAAATACTTTCTGTTTGTGAGTATATAATAGGAACAACATCTTTTCCACTTTTGAAAATTGTATGGTCTCCTAATAGATTAGAGAATGCCGCTGATGATCCGGTTTCATCATCGAATGCTAAGGTAGCAATTTTACCTTCTGTAAAGTTATTTTCAACTATACCTTGATTTATACCTTTAGAATCTGCTATTGGTTTGATTATTTTACCATTAACATCTAAAAGGAACCTTAAATTAGCTACACTACGATCTTCTAAACCATTACCCCATTCAGGTGAAGTACCTCCTACCCAATTGAAATAACCAAATAGGGCTTGAGTAGCATCAATAGCACCATCTAAAACATTATAATCATTAGATGTATTTTTAGAGCCTTGATAACGTGGGATAATACTTCTGTTAGAATGGTAATTGAAATCTTGAATTTTTGCTTTAGGAGCAGAACCCGACATAATAACCCCAAAATTAACTGCTACATTAGGATTATTAGCATAGTCAACATCATAGTATACTAATGATGGAGTAATATCTGTAGCATTATTAACCAATGGGTTACAATCACTATTTTGGAATGTTTGAGGAACAAATGGTTCAAATATAGTGTTTAATGCTCCTTTAGCCGCTACTGTTATATCATCTACATCACCTGCAGGATCGAATACATCTACGAAAAATTTAAATGTTAGATCTGAGGGTTCAGTTTCAACATAAAAATATTCACCACCTACCGCAACACTAGGATATGCTTGACGTTTTTGTACTGAGGTTGGGATAAGAGTAAAATCACCAGATGTTTGTCCTGTTACTTGTTTACCAGCTACAGACCAACCTGTTGTTGTAAAATTAGAAGGAGTAAAGTTAGCATCTAAAATTTTAATTTTTTTAGAAGGAACTATATAGTCTTCTATATTTACTCCATTTAAAGAATTAGGAATTTTGATACCAAATCCTACTATTTTAAAGTAATAGTTTGTACCTTGAGCTAATTGTCGTGTAGCTGATTCAGTTTTAACTAGTTGCCAGTTGGCATATATTTTACCTAAACCCGAAGCCGCATTAGTTAACTGGTAGTCAGCTCCCCCTATTTTATTTAGGAAATTCCAAGTAGTAGTTTCAAATGAGCCTGAAAGGTTGTAGATGACTTCTGTGGTAGGTGCTTCTTTAAATGTATCACACTCGGGATTTAATTCACCGTTTGTAATTAATACTGCGGAACCACTAAACTCACCATCATAAAACTCATGACTATTAGATACAGTTTCAGTAACATCTCCTAATGGGGTTTTAATTACCTCACTATACATTTGACCTGATCTAAATGTTAAAGGTGCGTCTTGTTGAACAAAATTAACTCTTGTAACACCTGTAATATTAGTAGTACCTGTAGTAGTTTTAAGTTGAAAATAATAAGTTTTCCCAGCTTCAAAAATACAATTAGTAAGAGTAAGTGAAGTGTAAGTAGCACCTGTAGTAATAGGGACTAATTTTTGTATTGAACTTACAATACCATTATTATCTTCTACTAACTCTAACACCATTGTTCTTTGGGTGGTTGAGTTTTTAACTTCTACATTGATATCTCCTTTAAATGTATAGTTTGAATCTATTGTAAACTTACCTGTATTTTCTATTATACCTTTAGGAGATATAGCTACCCCATTATTAGAAATAGTTCCATTAACTATAGTACCGTTTTTAAATAAAGTAGTAGGGGTAGTACTAAGTGATGTTGAGGGCATCGATGTATCTACAGCTCTTAAAAATCCTACAGGCACATTAAATTCGTTTACAGAACCACCAGCACCACCTTCTACTGTTACTATAGGGTTTGATTCAAAATCTGTAGATGCTTCGTAATATCTAGCACCATCGAGTAAAGCAGGAGTAGAACCAATAGAGCCTGTATATTCAGGTCTAGTCCATTCTGCTTGTGGTGTAGGATATTTTTGTCTTTCTAAGATATGTTGTTTAACTACAATACCAGAAGCAAGACCAGTTCTTGAGGGAACAAAATCTTTAACCATCTTAAATAATGAGTTATCAAAGAATTTGATTAATCTAATGTAATCGTAGACATCATAACTTGATGTATATTTTTCAAAGTATTCTTTAGATAAACCTACTAGTGAAGGATAAGTATCAGCACTTGAAGATACCAATCTTGGATCACCTATATAATCACCAATATTAAAATGACCGATTTGAGATATAATATCGTCATTAATTTGGTTTTGTGGTGAAAATGCTACCTCTAATAAATTAAGATTATTAGTATAATCGTCAGTAGTATATGATTTTTGTTGAATAGATTTTTGGTTAGATAAGGTATCACCAGAAGGTAAAACTAAATCTTGACGTTTAATTTTATCTGTATTTCTATTTTTTATACCAACTGCTGGTGAATCGTAGAACACCCATTCTCTATTTACTGTAAATGTTCTATCTTCGGGGTTTACTACCGTGAAATTAGAAACGTCACCAGTAAATGAGGGTTGAGGTGTTTGATAAGAAACTTTAGGATGTATTGATTCAGATCCAGTATACAATTCCCCTCCTAGAGAGGCCCTAAATGATAGTTGATTAGCTGAGCCATTTATTCTATTACCCTCACTTGATTGGGGATTCATTACATAATCCTTAAATACACTTTCAGAAATAGCTTGATCAAAATATCTAATTTCTTGGTATGAACCTGAAAATGCTTCATAGGGGCCTATTGCTCCTCTTCTATCAGTTGGGAAATATGAATTGTTAGCTCTATCCCAATCATTAGGATTAATAGCAACTGAAGTAGATTCGAAAAATCCTATTTGGGAACCATCATTTCCATTATAGATTTTATCCCCTGCATATAGAGTAAATAAACCAGATCCTTCTTTAGTTAGCATTACTGACCACCATTCTCCATTGAAGAAAGGTAAATAGATACTAGAAGTAGTAGCAAAACCATCAGTTGTAAATGCTAAATTAGCATATTCAAATGATTGGGAAGGTACTGAACCCGAATAGGAGCCTGAAGTAAATCCGTCTCCATAATAATCTAAACCTATTGCAATTTGAGGAGATGTATCTAAACTCCAAAGTACTTGTTGAGATAGATTTTCAGCATTATCTACAGCATTACTTCCAGATTTTGGGAGTTTAAATCTAAATTGTAGAGTTTGTGGTGAAGGATTAGACCAATCTGTGTTTTGATTCCAAGAAGATGTTACAAAACCCGTTTCTAAAGTATTATATTGATAATTAAATTGGTGTTTCCAAAGATCCCAATCGTTTACATTATTTCTATCTTTACCTCCAAATTCACTGGTACGTAAAATTGTATCAGGAATACCATATGATGTAATTAAAGTACGCAGACCAGCGACGGTACCTTTTGACTTCAATAGGTATGGCAAGTTATGATAGATACGCTTGTAAATGCGCTTATTTATGTCGTCTAATGGTATAGCCTCGTCACTTGAAGATATAAAATTTGAAATATACTCATACCCACTAGGAGTTGGAAGTGACCCAGTCATATTAGGGAATGGGAACAAGCTACCAGAGTCTGTAAATCCTAAGAATGCTGAGTATAAATCAGTTGAGCTAAAGTTGTTTTGATACAATTTAACACCCATATCTCTCAGTACTTGAGCTACTAAATCTTTAGAAACACCAGCATTGATACGGTTATCGGCATCCCATTTGTTTGTTGTATCTTTTAAATATACCCAAATATTATCATCAACAAATTGCCCTACCATATTGGTAAAGTTTAAATATTGACTATTATCTGAATCGTCTCTTATATATTCTGGGGTAGAATAATAAATCCAATCTTGATTTAAATCATCGTAATTTTCGGCCTCAGTAATTTTATTATCATACCATGCTATGGCTGCAGCACTTCCTGTTGAAACATTCTCGTAAGGAGGTTCTGTATTAGATTTAGGGTAAGTATCTGAACTAGATTCAAAATATAAGTAGTACTCGTAATTATCGAAATTAGTAATAGTATCAGAAATAACAGCATTCAAAGATGTTGTACTAATACCATTATATGTCCCAGTTGTTGTATTTTCTATAACAGATAATAAAGCACTTGAAGACTCTATTAAGCTTACTTTATACCAGAAGTTTTCAATTCTTGATTTAGCAGAAGAGAAATTAACAAATTCCCCAAAATTACTATAATTAACACTAATACTAACACTAGGATCATTAAAGAATGAATTTACTTGATTTTCAGATTGACTATTAGGTGATGTAAAACCATCTAATGTAATATTATCAGTAGAATTATTTAATTCACCTTTACTAGCTAAATTAAAATTAGGACCCTGTATTGTAAATTGTTGGGCTGTTGGTAGTTGAACCGTTGTTGGGAATTCAACTCTATATGCTAAACCTTCAGATATTTTTTCTACAACCCATAGTGAGGTTTTAGTTTGTACTTCTGGTGGTAATGGTTCATATAATTTGATTAGGACAGTATTGTCTGTATCTAATAATATGTTGTTAGCTATGTACAGTTTATTTGAACCTAAATTAATATAAAAATCAGGGAATGTTTCATCCTGTTCTCTATATGAAATGAATTCATTTGTAGATGCTATTATATTTGCTCTACTTATAATATTAGAATCTAATCTAATTTCAGTCCTATTTGATGAAATTTCTGAAATGTAGTAAGTAGATTGTGGGGATGAGGATAATCTCTTTCTAAAGAAATTGTAAAGTGTATTTACAGTACCTGTAGATATTCCTAATCTATTAGTATCGACTTCAGGATCAACATATAATTCGTTATCTATAACTCTATAATTGCTAAAAGTCCCATCATTTCCTGAGGGGGCTGCTATAGAATTATTGAGACTGTATACGAAAAATTCTACATAATCCGTAGTTAAGTCATAAGAATTATCTTCAGTTAAAGAAGTAATTAGACTTTCATCCTGTGGTGAATATACCTCAGATGAAAAACTATTTGGATTAAGTGGTATTATATTAGTTTGATCCGCCATTTGCTAAGTCTGCTAATTGTTGTCTTGTTTCCAAGAGTTGAGTTCTTAAAGAAGTAATTTCTTCAGTTAAAGCTTGTATCTCATCATTTAAAGGTTGATAACCTATATAATCGGTACTTCTAATAATCAATTCTTCATGAGAATTTTCTCCGGTTTTTGGAATTTGAAAAAACAAACTATCGTAATCTTGGAAGAAACCATCTACTGTAGGTAGTATCTCTACTGGGATTGAAGATGTAGGGGGAATCAATTGACTAAAAGAAGTGTCAATTACCTGTTCATATTGCAATTTAGCAAAAACTTCCTTATTTAAGTTAACCTTAGTTTCCATTATCCGTTAATTACTTTAAAGTAATATTCATCATTATAAATTGTAGTACTACCTCCAGCATCTACTTTAACTAAGACTTGATAATATCTTTCAGGTTCTAAACCATTCATATATAAATCAAAGTAACTTGATGTAGTATCAGCACTAATTCTAGTATAATCAGTATCAAAATCTACAACAAATTCATTTGTATCTAAATCTTTTACAGCGTACCATGCAGAAGCAGATGGGAGGTAATGTTGTTTAGTATACAAAGAACCGGTTACATACTCACGTTTAGGATATTTTTCTCTTACGTTTAATCTAAATTTATTAACACTTTCAGCATAAAATATACCTGGGTTTTCTGCTAGTGAAATGAAAATATTTTGTTGATCTAATACTGGTATATCTGATGATGTAATCCAAGATGAATCATCCCATCTAAATTCTAGTTCTGGTGGGTAAATTGTATTAGTATCTACACTGTAATACTGCATTACAGGTTGTACTAACTTACTTGTATTAAATTCGGCACTACCTTCCCATTTAACTAAAAATCCGTGATTTGGTAAAGCTGAACTTGTCCAAGCTTGGACAATATCATCTACAATAATATTTAAATCTTTATCACTTTTAGGACCAAATGAAGCAGTAACATTAAAATCGTTACCTCCTGAACCTGTGTACCAAGCACCACCACCTATAGTAGCATAAGCAGCGTTATATGAACCTGAAGGGGTTCCATAGACATCAGCTATCCCTATAGGCCATTGATTATCGCCTGCAAAATAAGGTGATTCCCAACAAGCTCCATCTGTAGTTAGAGGTTGGTCTAAATAAGTACCCGTACCTTGATTCCAACCAATATTTGAATCTGAGGAGACAGCTATAGGCCAAACCTCTAAAATAGAAGATTCGACAATACCTTGAGCTGTAGCAATATATGATCTTAATCGAGTTTGGAAATTCGTACTACCAATAACATTTTCAATGGTACTATTAATTTCATCGTTATCAAATTGAATTAATGTTCTAGCAACAGATGGAGAACTATCAATAGCAAAATTTAAGTTAGAAACTTGACTAATAGGATCTATACCAGTATTCATTTGTGGATACATTGAATACAAAGTAGTATCTTGATATGGGAAAATTTTATATACTGCCATCTTATTTGTAAGGATCTATGGTTCGTGCTTTTAATTCTGGGCTAGTAAAGCTATCTGAGTAAGTGTTTTTAGGTGTGTATGGTTGGGTAGTAGGAGAAGTTACTATGTCTTCACCTACTTGGGTAGTATAAGATACATTAATGGGACCTCCTAAGGGATTTGGGTCTTCTAAATCTAAACTAGTTTTATTAAAATCAGTTACTTTATCTTGAGTTATTTGTTGTGGTGATGATGGGTCAAATATAAGACCTGTACTTGTATTACCTTGAAGCGGGTTTCCTACTCCTACTATTTTATTATATCTATCTAAAAGTCCCATAATTACATGTTTACTGTTTTACCTTTAATATCACTATTAGGGTATTTCACTTCAAATATCATAGGATCAATTGATGGGTAAATTACACCATTCAATGTTGCTCCTGGTATGTCGTAAGCGTATTTAGAATAACCTAAAGATTCTCCTACTTTATTAGTAATGAATACATTTTTAACAGTTTGAACACCTTGAACTTTATCTAATAGTAAAAATAATTCACTTACTTGGATAGGTTCATTGATTTGCCATTTATCTATGTTAAAATAGGCTTTTAATTCTGTTAAACATTTTCTTAATACCTCATTACTATTAAAATTAGGTCTAACTGTAATTTCAAAATCAACACCAATATTAACTATAAAGGCATCTTTAATGTTAATGGAATCACCTATTACTCTATATTGAGATAAATAAGTTTGTAGGTTTTGTTTTAAGGCACTACCCGCTAAAGTTAAATTATTTTCAGCATTAGCACTTAAAACATATAAGGATAATGTTGATGGGATTTCACCTGGGAGTAGTGTGTTTAATTTAGTTTGTTCAATATAAGCTTTAGATACTACACCATATTTAGGGGGCATTGCTAAAGATCTAACTAAATAATCATCTTGAGTTACACTACGTAACTGTGTTGAGAAGTTTGAAATAGCATTTTGTCTAATTTCTTCATTAGTATCACCATCACTACCTCCAGAGGCAGCTAATGGGTTTGTAACTTGAAGTGAATTAAATGTATCATCTGCTAAATTACTTACTAAACCCGCTACTTGAAATTCTACTGTACTGTCAGTTAATGTTGTTAAACTTCCAGCAGATACATTAGCTGTAGCGCCACCTCCTGTCAAATATCTAACTGTTAGAGTTGTATTTGAAGGGGCAATTCCATAAGTATCTGTAAAGATAAAGTTTTGAGGAGAGTAAGCAGCTGTTAGTTTATCTTTTTCAAATGGTAAACCTAAACCAACATTATCAGCATTAGGTGTTACTTCTTCATTCGTATCACTTGATGTACCAGCTCCAAATTGGATTTGTAAGGTAGTAGGTGATTGGAATCTTGTAGCAAATCTTCTAGAGACTTGTTTTAATTTCAATAAATAAGGTGAATCTCCTTCTTGAGATGAGAAGTTGGGATCATTTGTGTTTGTATTCTTAATAGAATTATACACCATTTCTTGACCTAAGTAAGGTACTTCATACCAAACATTACCATCAGAATCTACAATATCTAAAATACCAATGATATTATTAGCTGTAATACTACGAGTAGCAAATTCTTGTGGGGAAGAGAATGAAAATGTTGTTTCATTAATAGCAGCTGAGATTGCTTTTCTAGTCTTCTTTAATAGGAATGAATTAATGTTAGTTCCATCTTGCTCGTATATAGAGACTGTTGTTGGGTCTGATGAAGATGATGTATCAAAATCAACTGGGTCTTCTACTAAAAATTTAACTCCAGAAGGGGTTGTTACTTGAGAATTTTCACTTATTAATAAAGCGTAATTGTAATCAGGCTCATTAGATAAAGAAGGGACAGTTTGATAAAAATCAATATCAACTAAAGCTACACCTGTTGTTTTAGGTTTATATCCCATCATGTAAGCTAAATCGTATAAATTTTTAGCTTCACGGGCGTATTGAAGGAAAGTTTCTTGGAATTGGTTATCTTGGTAAAAAGATAAAACATCACCCACGTAAGCGGATAATTCCATAAACATCATACCTGGTGATGATTCTGTAAAATCATTATAGGTGGTTGGGAAATAAGTCTTAGAATAATTAATTAAATTCTGTCTAAGGTTCCCGAAATCCCTATTAATATATTTTATGTCTCTATTTATAGCCATTAGTCAAATGTTATATTTAATTCATCACTTATGTTTGTACTCTCTACACTGTATTTAAGTACTACAGTTATTGAGTTATAATCGGGGTTGGTTGTAACTTCTAGGCTATCTACAATTACACTAGGAAAAGCAGTACTCAATTGAGACTGGATATCTTCTTCTAGGAATTCTAGAGTATCTTCTGAGATTTGTTGGAATAAAAATTGTCTTAAATTACCTCCAAAATTAGGATTTAGAGGACGCTCTCCTTGGTTCGTTAAAAACCAATTAACTAAGTTACTTTTAATGGACTCTTGTGTAGTAAATGTTGTGTTAAAACAAGAATTACCATTAAAGGGTAGAGATACCCCTACACCTACACTAGGTCTAAAGTCAATTGGTGATATCTGTTGAGCGTTATAAGCCATTATTTACCTGTCATTAACCCCATAATTTGGTCTAAACCTACATTACCTTCAGGTAGGGCTGAGCCTTCAGCAGTTGCTGGTCCTGCAGGTCTAAATGTGTTAGAATCTGCGGTTGTTAAATTCATATTTCCATTACCTGCAGCCATTTGAGATAACATTTGTTGTCTAAATGCTTTTTGTGCTTCTGGGTCTGGTTTTACTGATGCCGCAACTGAAAGATTTTCGGTAATTGCGGGTTTAGGTGAGCGAACAGCCTCTAGAAGAATGTCTTTTAATTCTTCTTGGATAGCAGCTTTCACTTCTTCTCTAATTACTTTTCTTAATTCGTTTAATTTCATGATTATAAATATTGGTTTAATACGCTTTTAAATCGTCTCTATCAATAATAAATTTAAGTTCGTTTAATAATACATTAGGGTCTGATGCAAATGAATATTCAGTTGCAATTAATATAATTCCGGAGTTATTTTTTCCTACTGCTCTATTTTGGTTTACAGTATCAGTATATTTTTTAGTTTCAATCTCTAATCTAAATCCTTTATATAAGGACCCATCCTCAGTTTCTCCAGCAGATAATTGAACTGCTACTGTTATTAAAACATCATCTGATAATTCGTTTAAAGTAGAATTAGGAGAACATAATGTTATAATTTCATCTATTGGAGCAAGTGCTTGTACTATTTTGGTAATCATAGTATTAACTCCATTTAATGGGACTGAAAAATTACTAACTGCACCTTTTAATGGGGGAATACGAGGGTTACCGTCTCTATCTTCTTTAATAGTAGTACTAAATCTACTTAATCTTTCTATTTGGGTTCTAAATGGGGAATCAACCGCAAAAAATTGTGCAGCTTCATTAAGGATAAAAATTGATATATCTGTTCCTAATAAGATATCAGATAAAATATTTACAGCATCCCCAGTACCACCAGCTGTAATTTTTAAATTGTTAACTTTTACTTGTTGGTTATTTAAAAAATCAACTATACCATCTCTTTGTCTAATTATATTATCTAATACATCAGGAGTAGGACATAGTCTATCTTTTACTTCTTGTAATTTAGCAGGATCTGTTAATGATGATAATTGCTCTAGGGATTCGTCTATACCTAATTCTTCCCTAACTTCTGCTTTTTTAGCTTCAAATGTATCTAATGCTGTTTGTTCTATCATATTAAGGATAGAAGGTAAACAAGTTTTAGCTAATACTTTAGTTATATTACCTGCTAACTGTCCTAATTTTTGAACACCTTTAGGTTTTTGATCTTCAGGGATATTTTTATCTAGGTCATCTTGTACAGATTTGAAAATACCTGTAATAAAGTCTAATTTAAATTTTTTACGTTCTTTTTCTTGTTTTTCTTTATTTTTTTCTCGTTTTAATTTTCTAGCATCTTTAATACCTTTAAAGCGGTTTTTAGCTTGGAATTTTCTTACATCACTTTGGTATGCTAAAAATTGAGAAGTTGTCCATTCTTTAGGATCAATTTTAGTAAGAGGATTAGTAGGTTCTCCTACCTCAGTATAAAATTCTATAACCTCATCTTCTGTAGGTAATGGGACATTCACTCCAGCAGCTTCTAAAACTACTTCAGCAAAGGATTTATCTTCTACTGATTCTAAATCTTCAAAAAAGGCTTTAGTATCTTTTAATTTTTGTAATATTCCCATTATTCTACTTTTACAATATTAGATTTTAAACTATCAAGTTGTGTTTGATAAGTATCTAAGTTATTACTAATAGTACGTGCTGTAGTACCCATAGGTTCTAATAATATACCATTATTACCTATTTGACTTCCCATTATTTTAGTTAATGATGACAAATCACTAATTAAACTTTGTAATAAATCTACAGTTGAATCCCCTAATAAGACAGATTCTTCAGCATCATTTGAACCTAACTTAATTTCAGGTGCTTCTATTACTACAGGACCTATAGTATCAACATTTACACCTTCAATTGAATTAAGGTTAATGCTCTTTTTTGATGATAACATTATATGATCCTGGGTAGTATTGAATGCTAATCTACCTGAATTTAGGATTATTTGGGCTTTATTATAATCTTTTGGATCTGTGGGTTGGTTTTCACCATATGAAAGGTAATCATTTTTAGATGATACTTCAATAGGAATATTTTGGGTTGAAGTAAAATAAGCAGAAGATAAATCCTTATTTATATCCTCTACTGTTAACGAAAGAGCAGATCCTGTTAACTCAGGGTTTTGACCATTTCTTAAAATAGTAATAGGATCACCATTTGAACCCGATATAGACCAGTTATTTAAAGACTGTGGTTGAGATGGTTGGTTAATTACCTCAGTACCTTGAACCAAAATTTTAATACTAGTGTATTGATCTTTAAGATATTTAGGATCATCTGGTTTGTCTCTTCCCGGAATATAAGGTGTATCCCCTATTCTAGAGTTAACACTTATATTATATTTAAAGTTTGAAAGACTTAGTACTAAATCTTGTGCCTTTTGTGCTCTAAGTTTAGCAAGTTCACCTGCTACTATATTGTTAGGGTTAGAGACTTGAGATTCAACAGATTCAATAAAGATAGATATCTTATCATCATCGTACTTTTGAAAAAACGCTCCAACTTTATTATTAACTGCTACTAATTTAGAGTTAAAACTTAAAGGTAAGTCAGTCTCACCTGAAGAATATGTATAAGATTCTTCAAATTGTTTGGTGATTATATTTTGAGTTGTATTTGAACCATACTGAATATCAGTACTACCAAATCTAATACTATTACCAAATCTACCTTCAACTATAACATCTCCCTCGAAAGGGAATAAGGGGAAAATATTAGATTTTTCTGTAAAGTAAGTCCCAGGTTTAAAATTACTGGTTTGTTGTTTTGTAGAAACATTAGGGGAACCTAATTCAATTTCTTGAAGACTTTTATTTTGGTTGCTACCTTGAATGTTTTCAGCAGTATTTGGTGTTGGGTTTGTATTTGTAGCATTAGGCCAAATTTTTACTGGGCTAAGGTAGTAATACTTTACATCACCTGGATTGCTAGAGAAATTACCTCCTGGGAATGATAGGAGGTATACTGTTTCATTTTTTAGGGGGTAATTTTTAATATTAGGAAATAAAGGAGAAGCCTTAATACCTAAACTCCCAGGTAAGTTATTAGTAACTTTCATAGGCTCAACCATAATATCTCCATTAGATAAGGTTGAAGTTTGATCTATACTAAGAACCCTTCCAGGTATAAGTTGAGAAGAAGGAACAGAATTACTTCTATCTTTATTATCATTACCAAACCAACTCATTACTATTTACTTTGTAATTTTTCCATTTCCTCAAGTAATTGAGCTTTTTCTTCATCCGAAATACCTAAACTACCATCTTCATTAGATGAATTTAGAGCACGTTGTACTAACGTAGCCATTTTAATTAGTGCATCATCGTTTTTAACACCAATTTCCATGTATTCTTTAATGAGGGGTACAATAAGTGTAGCGTCACCAATGTCGGAAACCATCGGTTTTAATTCGGATATAAGCGCGGTTACTTGCGCTTCGCGGCGCTTTTGGTTATTATAGATCTCCTCAAGTAAATCCGAGAATTTCTTAGTACCAAATATTGTTTTTTCGAATTGTTGACTCATATTTATAGTGTTTATTCATGTATAAATATAACCTTATTCGAATTCTACATATCCGTTTTCGAGATAGAAAATATAATTACCTTTAAATACTGAGTATAGTTGGTTTGCTATTTTAGTAATCTTAGGTGTTTTAACATCTACCATCTCTCTAATATAGATGTAAAGTGCTTTTTTATTGAAAACATCTATTTCCTCACGCTTACGGAATAATTCTAAGATAGCATCAGCAATCTCAGCATCCTTTTGTTTAGGGAATAATTTATAGATATTTTCTGTACAGTGGTCTACAAATAGATTAATGTAAAGATTTAAGGGATCATTGTGTACCCCTGGATCATCCATACTATAAGTGTAAGTGTCGTCTTTAAATAGCTCGTCTACTGGGGCCTTGTGTACACGTTTTTTATAATTCTTTTGATTTTGAAGAATGAGATAACGTTTAGCTATAGTACCAAAATAAGAATATGCTTTGGCCCCTCTAGTAGGATCAAATAAATGAATTTTAGAAAGTAAAAAACAAATTACCTCGTGTTGTAAATGTTCAATCTCATCTACTTCAGTATAATAAAACTTAAAGGTGTGGATGATGTTCTCTGTTAACTTAAAAAATGGGTAATGGATGTGATCTTGGTAAATTCTACTCTTTACATCAGTATCAGAAGTGCCATTGTATAATACAATAGCATCTTCTGTATCTTGAGTAAAGTAGTTTTTACTCTTAGGTCTTCGGGTCTTTTTTATGGCCATAATATCTTATTCTTTATCGAGTTTAAACTCGCTTAAGATATCTTGTAACCCTTTTATTTGTTGAAAGAAAAAACCAACTTCGTCATCGCTACTAAACGTACCTCTTGAATCAACTTCTTTCATCTTTGTATCCGAAACCTCTATTACTCGCGATAGTCTATCTAGGTATTCTAGGTAGCCTGCGAGGATATCTTCTTGTTGTTCATTTTTACGAAGAAGGTTTATGGTCGTATACCCTAGAGTAAGAACCAAAACGGATAGTAAGATGATTGCTATGATCATAAGTTATCTAGTAGATTTTTTAAACCTTCACTTTTAATTGAACCAAGTGCTTTTTGCTGCTTGGTAGCACCTTTCGGCTTGTCATTTAAGGTAAAATTTTCTTTTTGCTTCTCCAAACTACCGTTTAACTTAGGTAACCATTCTCTCTCAAATTCAATACGTGCAGCCATCAAGTCAGCCTGGTGTAGTATGAATGGTAGGGAAGTACGTGGTTTTTGTTCGGGCATATACGCTTTCAAATACTTTTCATTAGCCGCGTCGTATAAACCATCATGCGTTTGAATCGCGAGCATTTCGTTGAAAGTATATACCACACCATGTGACTGGAGCATAAATAAACCACGATCTGGGACAGATGAGAATGGGACTTTGGTGTTGAATTTATAATCTTCACCTAGTTTCTCTCTTCTCCACTTATCATCCTGGGGTATGTATGATTCATGGTTTTCATCTCCCATCTTACCCAGGTCGTGATTAATAGCAGAAAATACTAATTCCTCAGTTGTGAAAGTAGTCATGTCGGCACCAAATCCCTCCCAAACGGCAGAGATAGAAAGGGCAGCTTTTACAACACGGTTAACGTGCTCAACATACCCACCAGGAAAGGCGTTGTGATATTCTTTCTTGTGGGCAGCGGGCATTAACATAACACGTTCTTGATATTGATTGTAAAAATCAAGAAGTTTCTGTTTACGTTCTCCCGTGATGTGGGTTTCGATGTTTGTAAGGAATTCGATCCAATTTTGTTGGATTTGTTCTGCTGTTAGTTTCATAACTTTTATTTTAGTTTATTCTCGTTCAAGCATGTTACGCATGTCTTCAATCAATTCTTCACCCTCATCAAGCATCTTATATAGATCTTGGAGTGAAATGTTACGACTAGACATTACTCTAATCTGTTGGAGCTTACCTTCAAGGCGATCCATTTTCTGTTCAAATAATTGTTTATTTCTCATAATATTGTTTTGTTACGTCTCGGGAGACGTCGCGAGACATCTCATCCCCTCTCCCTCTCTCTCTCATTTTTTCCTCTGTACCCTAAAAATAATGGAGAAAGGTTAGGGAATCACGTTTAATTTTAAGAAATCTTGAACTTTTTTGATATGGGCACACTTTTCATATGATTCTCTTTCTTCCCAAAATGAGATAGCCAAATCACATGCTGTAATAGTGTATTGATCTGCGAAAATTCTAGCAGCATCTTTGCCTTGTTCTGAAGTAGGATCATAATCTTTGAGATATGTCCAAGCTCTAGTATGAGTTACAAACTCACCTGCATCACCATCAAAATCTATTTTTTCGGCTAAGTCGGGCATCATTTCTAAAAATTTACCCATCTTATCTTCTATGCTTTTTTGATTCCAAATAATTTTTTTGAACATACCCAATTTAAATGTTTGGGTTTTTTGAAGTTCAACAAAGATATCCCCTTCTTCAGCTTCAGGAAGTTCAAAAGCACTAAAAAGTCTTTCGGGGTCTATCATTATATACCTGTTTCTACTTCAACTTTACCATTCTTCCAGATAATCATTTTAGTTAAATACCAATCATCTGAGTAGGTAAATTCGATTCTACCTTTTAACAATTTCACAACATCAAGCCCATATTCATCCATCCAGGTATAAACCTCATCTTTAGTAAAGGTTCCTTCTGAATAGTATAAATGTGCAATCGCAGCGTATTCTTTAATTTGTTGTTGTGTTTTCACGTGTATAAATATATGTAATTGTTATATCACCACGCGTCGTGGTTGTGTAATAATGTTGCATAATATCGCGTTAAATATGGAAATAAATGGGGAGTTCTCGACGGGTTATTTAATTAGTATTGGTGAGATTGGGTTCTCTTAATATCAAAATCCGAATAGATTTTGCTTTCTAGTTTATCGACTCTAGAGTCGGTATGTCGAACAACGTTTTGTTCTGTTTCTGTAATTCGAGAATGTAGCTCTTGTCGAGCTGTTTCATTATCTCTGTAGATATCAGCAAGTACTCTTTCAGTACTGCTTACATAATTATCAAAATCTCTTTTTAGAGTTTTGAATGCCATATAATTCACAGACGTAATCGCAACCATCATAATAGCAATGACTGCAAGTACACCCAAAATAAATGATGTAATTTCCATAGTTTTTTAGTTATTAATGTCAAAGAACTCCCCTTTATTGAGTAGTATACATAATATTCTTTGGTAAATCAAGTTATCTTTCGATATTTATAAACAAATAATACTTTAAGATGGCAAATACTAGACCTTTCGCTTATAACCCTGGTTCTTTAATACCAAATACTAGTCAAAGTGGGGACTTAGCTTATGGAGATTTAAATGATGTTAATGGTGGCCCTAACTACTCAGATAACCCTGGAGGGGTTAAGTGGTGGATGGGACCCGATGAAGATAATAGATATATTATTGGGAAAGATGTCCCTGCAATGAATCACCCTACATCAACACCAGAAGGTGATATTGGTAGTGTAAGGTTTTGGGGTACTGATAGTGAAAGTGATTTAGAGTTTTTATTTTGGTTTAATAAAATCCCAGGGAGAAGTGGGTTAGGTGAAGTATCTGATCCTTCTATTGCTTATGGTTGGTTAGTTGCTAATGGGTATTATACAAATTATCCCCCAGTATTTTCAGAATTAGCTACTTTATTTATATACCAATCTCCTGTTCAATCTACCCCTAAAGCACTTGGAGTATTATATTCACCTTCTAATAATAAATTATTTTTCAATACAGAAAATAACCATAACTCAAACAATGAAACTTATGGAAACTTTAATATACCTAATTGGACTACTGAAATAGCAAATATTACTGGAAGCTCTAATACTACTAAACATTATTCAGGTTCTTCATTTTCTACTCAATGGTTACCGGCCCAACAAAAACCTGGGGGTAATTACATTAGCTCTGGATTTATGGCATTAGATGATGTTGATGATTTCCTTTTCGTTCAGGGGGGGCCAGGAGGTGTTGGTATAATTAAATATGATATTTCAGTTAACCCACCAACTATAGAAGCATCAAATACTGATGATAATCTCGCTAATGGGGATTATACTAAAATTGCTCATGAA